CTCTGTTACAAGTTTAACGTCTTCAATCGTTTCCGTTATCAGTTTCATCGGTTACTTCCGTTTCTGTGGGTTCATCAAAAAATGTATTCGCGACAGTCTTTTTATAATTTGCCATAGCATCAGATGCCTTGGAAAATAAAAGATCATGAATTGTATTGATTGCATCAGAGCGTTGGTTATCGGCAATTTTATTGACGATATCTACCGTGCCTTGAGTGGAATCAACTTCGTTTCTTTCAGCCATGATATGAATTCAGTATATTTTATTTAGTATTTGTTGTTGGTTTAGGTGCGGACTTTGCTCTTTTAAGGTCTCTTTCAAGCGCGTCATCAGCAGCTGATGCTTCTCTTTCTGCAGCATCATCTGCCTGCATTGCTTGAATTTCAGGAGCAAGTGCAGTGTTTGCTTGAGTGAGTTGATCTAACGTATTTGTTTCTGCAGGATCAAGTGCAAGACCAGAAGAGATGTCTCCCTTCATTTGCTTGTCAATCTCACGCATATCTTTGTTAGTTTGTCCGAGAATTTCTTTACGAACATACTCCACAGAAAAATACTTTCCAACAAAAGGATCCATCTGCGTAACAGTCATCATTCTTTGGTTCATCATTTCAATGTTTTTTAATTCATTAAAATGATTATCAAATAAGAAGTCATACTGGATATGCTCTTTCATATCTTCCCAGTCCTCAGGAGCAATTACTCCTTTGAGGATGAGCTGAGTCTTGAGCATGTCTTGGAACATTTCACTAAATCTTTTACGTAAACGTCCAATGAACTTGGTGAACTTAAGTTCGTCACGGAGGACTTCAGTGGTTTTACCAAGGTTGAATCCTTTATTGTCGTCTGTGAGACGGGAAGGAGGAAGATTGAGGCTGTTAAATAGCTTCTTCTTAAAATACTCAACATCTTTGAGTTCGCCTAGGTTCTGTCCACCTGGTAAGGTGGTGATCTCAGTTCCACGACCACCCTCTCTACGAGGTAACCAAAAATCCTCAAGCATACTCATGTGCTTTTTATCGTCACGCATCTCACCAGTCTGTGCGTCATAGACTAGTTTATTACGATAACGACTCATAACATCGCGGAGATATTGTTCCGCTTTTACCTTAGGTAGATTACCTACATCAATGTAGAAAATTCTACGCTCAGGTGCGCGTGATAGCCTGTAAATAACAAGACTATCTTCAATCATTCTTAACTGATTGAGTGCCTTGATTGCCTTGTGTAGGAAACCAAGAGTCATTCTTTTGTTTAAATCTTGTAGTCCAGAAGGACAAAATGTAATAGAATCTATTGCCATCTTGACGCCTTGTGACAATGACATGTCACCAATAGGTCCTAAAACACCACCTTTATAAAAACCTTTTGGATTATAAAGATAATAATCAACAAATGTTCCGTACTCATACTCCAGTGCGGTGCCTTTCATTGCTTGTCTCTGCAATGAATCCATGTTCTTTTTATTATCAATCTTCTGACGAACCTTCTTGATCTTCATTGGATCAATGTAACGAAGTTCCGTAATACCTTTCTTTGGATTGTCTAGGTCAATGACCTTATGATAAAATAATCTTCCATCAATATACCAAGATCTGATAATCTCATGTGCGCGATTATCAAAGTTTAAAAGACGTTTAATATATTCAAACTCATCTCTGATCTTTCTCTTGATACTCATGCCAGCATCTAGATTATCTAGATTAACTTCTACAGGAGTGTCGTGAGAATCACTTACAACAAATTCATTTACAACTTCGTCAACTGCACTATCAACCTCAGGATGTAGTGCCATATCACGATAACGACGGATCATCTCAAACTCATTACGAGCTTGATTATCCGTGTCTACATATGTCCCATAATAACCGCCAGCTGCTACGGCAATTGCCTCATCAGCATTAGGAGGGACAGGGGACTGACCCTTCTGACCCTCCTTGCGATTTATCTGGAAGCCAAATAACTGACTCATGATTACCTATTCAAATAAGTATGCTTCCTACTATTTATCAGGTTACTTAACAATACCATCAGCAATACCAGGTCTGGTAGAAGCAGGAGCAGAAGCTCCGCCTTTAGACTTAGCAGCAGTGAAGTAAGAATATTGCCACTCAACAGTGAATTCTTCAACCTGATCATTGCTATCATAAGCAAGATCAATTGCAGAAACGTTAGTCGGGAAGCAGTGGTGTAATTGATAAGTTCTAATAGAAGAACCACCAGCAGTATTGTCTTTCTCTAATTGTGTAACAAATAGATTAGCCATGTATCCACCAGTTTGTTCTGTAGGTAAGAACAACTCAGATGTGTTATCTGCGTGAGTGTTGATTAGGTTAGACCATGCTTCAAATAGAGCACGGATCTTGAAGTTCTTATCGTTAAAGAATGTTGCAGTCCAAGTATCAAAGGTGCGGTCACCAGCGATCTTGACTGTTCTACCTCTAAAAGGAACTTCAATCACACCCAAGTTAGAACCTGGTAGTGCAGCAGACTTACAAAGAACAGAACTTAGTTCAACTTTGTCATTGCCTGTATTCTCTCCTACACCTAATGCACTAGCTACAGTGTCATCTGATGAGATTAACGCATCCTGAAATGCGCTGGGAAATTGAATGTCCACATTGAACATATTAGGCTTAACGCCCTGCCCAATGATAGATAGGAAATTGCTTACGTTAGACGTTGCCATTTTTGTTTACCTCGTGTTTATTACTCTATTGTATAGTTATCAGCGACCGACGACTTCACTGAAGGAAACTCCAGTCTTAGTTGCTGTTACTGTAACTGTGACGTAGTTGATAGAGCGGGTTGGTTTTACAAAAACTTCAGCAACAAACTCATTTCTATCAATGACTTCAGGTGTGTTGTTTGTTTCGTCACAAACTACTAAGTAATCTGTAACTCCTCTACGTGCCTGAATTTCAGACATGTAGCTACTTAACGCAGCGTTGAAACTAGAACGAGTGATGTCATCATTCTGCTCAAATAACACGCCTTCTGCAAGTTGTCTTGCTCTCTTCTCAATGTTGAGGAAGAGACGACGAACGTTGATTCTGTCAAACGCTGAAGGAGATGCAAGAGCAGTCTTGTCTCCAAACAGAATAGGACCAGAGCCAGGAAATGCAACAACAGGGTTGATTGCAGCAGTATAGAGATCATCTCTTGCTGCCTTGTTAGGATTAAATGCTAACTTGACAACGTTCTGTAATCCACCACGGTTAGTTCCTGCAGGAGAAATCCAATCGTCTTGGATAGTAGAAGTAGAAGTACAAAGACCAGCGATATCTCCGTTACAACCGATGTAACGATACTTGTCGTTAAAACGATCATAAACATATTTGATTCCACTGTCCTTAACAACGTAAGAACTAGAACCAATGTTACCGAAATAATCAATTGTGTTCTCTAGTTGTTGTGCTTCTGTTAATGCAGCACCACCAGATGTAGCAACTTGATTGCCATTAAAAGGAGAGATGAATGCAATGCAATCTTTTCTTCCGTTAGCAACACCAGCAACAGCTCCTGCTTTAGTAAGAGTGTCTGACTCAGAACCCATGGAACCACCCATTAGAACAAAGTCAATTGAAGTTGCTTCTGTATCTGAGAATAATGCATATGCTGTTTGAATTTCACCAGCAGTATATGCATAGTCATCAGTACCACCAGATAGTGAACCACCAGCAGTAGAGAAGATATATGCTAGTGAAAGTGGAGCAGCAGCAGTAGCACCATAAGATGCAGCAGCAGCGCCAGGATCTTCACCAACAGGAGAATACTCAGCAGATGTTAGAGCAGCAGCGAAGATAAACTGAGAATACTCATTTACATAGTCTTTCCAGTATGTGCTAGCTCCTTCAGGAGATTTACCATCAGATAGTTTTGAAAGATATGTTAGTCTTTCAACGATTGTGTTTGTGCTTTCGTCAACAATTGCAACATGAACTTCGTCACCAGATAGATAACGCTCGGAAGCGTATGCACTAGTGCCAGGTCTAGGACCAATGTTCTTGTATGTTAAACCAGTAGATCCAATAGGAAGTGCGTTCCAATCAGAGTTAGTGAAAGTAGATGCAACGAAACTGTTACCAGATACTGCAGCAGCAGCGCCGTGCTTAATACCAACTGTGTTAGCATCAATCACAACTGTAACTTCGTGATCATTTGTTGCACCATCGCTAAGTACATCGCCAACGGATAGACCGTGACCTGCCTTAGTCATCTTAGAATCAGCAACTGTGTCAACAATCACAACACGAAGGTTGTTACCTGCTGTACCAGCATCTCTAGCAACAAATTTCTCAGAAGAACCTGCACCAGCCTCGTAATCTTCTTTAGATCCGATTAAGACTGCAGAACCATCTAAGGTTGCGTTTAGTACACCAGTTGCTGCACGGATTACAGCGAGTTGACCACCGTAGCGGAGGAACTCAGATGCAACTAACCAGTCTGCAGCGTTAGCCTCAGCTGGTGCT